AACAAGACTTATACTCAGTACAAACTTCTCACTTACAACAAAAGTATGTTAAAAAATTAAATAAATCCAAGTCATTCAAATATGGATTTAATGAAGATTTAGATTGCGTTGTTATAAGTAAGAACGGACAGATAGGTGAAATATATGCTATACAAGGTTTGAAAATAGCGTTACCACCAGAACCAAAAGAAATTGAATCTAATAGCAAAGTTCCAGAAGAGCAAGTTTTTACGCGGACTAAAAAGCCTGAAACGCTGGGGAAAATAAAAACATTATATGATTTTAAAAAGTATCCAGAAAGTATTAAGGAAAAGTACTACGATTATATTAGCAATGAGTATAATAAGCGTAGTGATGGTCACTGGTTCATGTGCAACGGTAAAAGTCAATACATTACCGGTTCGCATTATGTCTACCTCAACTGGACTAAAATTGATGTTGGGCTCCCCGACTTTCGACAAGCAAATAGGATATTATACATATTCTGGGAGGCATGCTGTGCAGATACAAGAAGTTATGGAATGTGTTACCTTAAGAATAGACGATCCGGTTTTAGCTTCATGGCAAGCTCGGAAACTGTTAACCAGGCTACATTATCTAGAGACTCTAGATTTGGGATACTCTCAAAGTCAGGTGGAGATGCTAAAAAGATGTTTACAGACAAGGTTGTACCAATATCAACAAATTACCCATTCTTTTTTAAACCAACCCAGGATGGAATGGAACGCCCCAAGACAGAGTTATCGTACAAAGTCCCGTCGAAGAGACTCACTCGTAACTCCATTAAGGAGACGACGGATGACACAGAACAACTTGGACTTGACACCACGATCGATTGGAAGAACACAGGGGACAACTCGTACGATGGGGAGAAACTTAAACTCCTTGTCCACGATGAATCGGGCAAATGGGAACGCCCCGACAACATCCTCAATAATTGGAGGGTCACGAAAACGTGTCTTAGACTCGGAGCAAAAATAGTTGGTAAGTGCATGATGGGCTCAACCTCTAATGCACTTAAAAAGGGAGGTGGGAATTTTAAAAAACTATATTATGATTCAGACGTCAACAAGCGAAACCGCAATGGGCAGACTGCTAGTGGATTATATTCTTTGTTCATACCTATGGAATGGAACTACGAAGGATTCATTGATAAATATGGATTTCCTGTCTTCGATAGTCCAGAAGAACCAGTTAAAGGAATCGACGGGGAGCTTATCTACTCTGGAGTTATCGAGCATTGGGAGAATGAAGCAGATGGACTTAGAGATAATAACGATGGATTAAATGAATACTACAGACAGTTTCCAAGAACAGAGAAACACGCTTTCAGAGATGAAATAGCAAAGTCTTTATTTAATCTTAATAAGATATACGAACAAACTGACTTTAACGAAGACTTAACCAAAGAAGGTTATATAACTACTGGATCATTTAGTTGGAAAAATGGAGTTAAAGATTCTGAAGTTCTATTTTCTCCGAATAAGAGTGGTAGATTTAGATTGTCTTGGATACCTCCTGTAGGCATGCAAAACAATGTTATAGTTAAAAATGGCATAAAGTATCCTGGTAATAAAGACATGGGAGCTTTCGGATGTGATAGTTATGACATTAGCGGAACAACTGATGGTAGCGGTTCGAATGGAGCACTACACGGTTTAACGGCTTACAGTATGCTAGCAGAAGTTCCATCAAGCCAATTTTTTTTAGAATACATAGCTAGACCACAAACAGCTGAAATATTTTTTGAAGATGTTTTGATGGCAATGATATTTTATGGAATGCCTATATTAGCGGAAAACAATAAACCTAGATTATTATATCATATTAAAAGACGGGGTTACCGAGGTTACTCAATGAATAGGCCCGACAGAGCGCGTAGCAAATTATCTGTTACTGAAAAAGAATTAGGTGGTATACCAAACTCTTCTGAAGATATAAAACAGGCACATGCTGCTGCAATTGAAAGTTATATAGAAGACCACGTTGGTTTGCGAGAATCTGGTGACTATGGAAAAATGTATTTCCAAAGAACATTAGAAGATTGGGCTGGGTTTGATATTAATAATAGAACAAAATTTGATGCATCTATAAGCTCTGGCTTAGCTATAATGGCTTGCCAAAGGCATTTGTATGCATCAAAAACAACTAGAGAAGTTAAAAAGATTGATTTTGGTTTTTCTAAATATAATAACACAGGATCAAATAGTAAAATAATAAAATAGAAATGGCAGAAGCTACAGGACAAGTTACCCAATTTCCCAGCCAATCGGTTGATGATGCTACGAAATCTAGCATGGACTACGGAATGGAAGTGGCGCGAGGTATCCAGAACGAATGGTTTAGAAAATCATCCGGTACAGGAAGGTTTGCACAAAATCAAAGAGACTTTCACAAGTTAAGATTATATGCTAGAGGCGAGCAATCAGTCCAAAAGTATAAAGATGAATTTTCAGTAAATGGAGATCTGTCGTATTTAAACTTAGATTGGACTCCAGTACCAATAATCCCTAAATTTGTGGATATAGTGGTAAATGGAATGCAAGATAGATTATTTAAAATAAAAGCCTTTGCACAAGATCCAACTTCTGTAAAAGAAAGAACTGATTATGTAGACTCTGTTCAAGAGGATATATTGGCTGAAGACTTTATTGAAAATATGAACTCTAAGCTAGGCATCGATACCAGAAATGAAAAAGCACCTGGGACTCCTAAGACTACGGAGGAACTGGAGCTTTACATGCAAATTGGTTACAAGCCCTCTATAGAGATTGCTCACGAGCAAGCTATGGATAATGTTTTTCAAAGAAATAACTATCCTGAATTAAAGAAAAGACTAGATTATGACCAAGCGGTTTTGGGAATTGCGTGTGCAAAACATACGTTCAATAACACCGACGGAATAAAATTAGAATACGTTGACCCTTCTAATTTAGTTTATTCATACACAGAAGACCCAAATTTTGAGGACGTATACTATTTTGGTGAAATAAAACAAATTAAAACAAACGAACTTAAAAAAGAATTCCCAGGATTATCTAATGAAAAGTTTGATGAAATTGTAAAAACCTCATCAAATTACAAGAATTACGATTATTCTAATAATGATGCAAGTAACGAGTCAGACTCAAACACTGTGACTGTTATGTACTTTAACTGGAAAAGTTGGGAAAAAAGCGTTTACAAAATAAAAGAAACTTCTACGGGAGCAAGTAAAGCAATTAAAAAAGACGATAAATTTGATCCACCAAAAGATCAAAGAACACGTTTTGAAAAAGTTGCAATGGCAAGAGAGGTTATATACGAAGGTGTAATGGCTTTAGGCTCTAATGAACTTCTTAAATGGGAGAAAGCTAGCAATATGGTTAGACCAGATGCTAACACTAGTATGGTTATGATGAACTACGTAGTCTCTGCCCCTAGAATGTATAAGGGTAAAATATCTAGTTTAGTTGGTAGAATGATTACTTACGCTGATTTAATTCAATTAACGCATTTAAAGTTACAACAAACAATACAAAGAATGACACCATCAGGTGTTTATCTAGATGCTGATGGATTAGCTGAAATTGATTTAGGTAATGGTACTAACTACAATCCCCAGGAAGCATTAAATATGTATTTCCAAACAGGATCTGTTATTGGTAGATCAATGACAGTGGATGGGGAAATGAATGCTGGTAAAGTGCCTATACAAGAATTACCAGGTGGTGGTGGACAACAATCACAGATGCTTATACAAGCTTACAATTACTATCTTAACATGATACGAGATGTAACCGGCTTGAATGAAGCAAGAGATGGTTCTGATCCTGATCAATACGCTTTAGTTGGGGTTCAAAAATTAGCTGCTGCCAATTCAAACACTGCAACTAGACATATATTGCATAGTTCACTATATATAACAGCTACTTTAGCTGAAGCTATATCTGTTAGAATTAAAGACGTGTTAGAGTTCCATCCTCAAAGAGATGCTTTTATAGGGGGCATTGGAAGGTTTAGCGTGGGAGCTTTGCAAGAGCTTAATAATTTGTATTTGCACGACTTTGGTATATTTTTAGAATTAGAACCTGATCAAGACGAAAAGCAACTAGTCGAAAATAATATACAAATAGCATTGTCTAAAGATCAAATACACTTAGAAGACGTTATTGACATACGCCGTATTAAAAATGTTAAATTAGCTAATGAATTATTAAAACATAGAAGAAACAAAAAAATTGAATCTGATCAAGCAAGAGCAGAGGCAAATATTAAAGCGCAATCAGAGGCTAATGGAAAAGCTGCACAGACCGCTGAAATGGCTAAAGCCCAGGCTGAGCAAATAAAAGCTCAATCAAAAGTTCAAGTGCTAGAGGCTCAAACTAACTTTGATATTAAAAAAGTAGAGCATGAAGCAATCACTAAACGTGAGCTTATGAAATACGAGTTTGAACTCAATGTAAAATTAAAAGAAATGGAACTCCAGGCTAAAAAAGAAATAGCTGGAGGTAAACTTACTGATTCGGATATAACAGGCCCACCATCATCCGCAGCGCCACAAAAGTCTTTTGAATCAAAAGGTAACGACGTGCTAGGAGATATTGATATGAGTAGATTTGGTCCAAGTTAAAAAAAAATTACTAATTATTATATATTATTAAATTATGAGTGAATGGAAAATTAAAGGTGCTGTTGATAGTGAAGAAACTAAATCAGCACAAGAACAAGAACAAGCGGTACTAGATACTGCTGTAGAAAAGGGTGAGATAACTCCTGAGTCTGCTGGTAAAAATGAAGAAGAAGTCCCGGTAATAAACCTAGACGAAGTTAACAAACAAGACGAACCGGTAAAAGAGGAAGAAACTATTGAAACAGAAGTAGCTACTACTCCTGAAGAAGATACAGAGGTAGAAGATACTCCTTTAGAGTTAGTAACTGATGAAGAAGAGGTACAGACTCAACCGCAGGACGACAGTCCTAAAGTTGATCAGAGTGCTGCAGAAAGGAATGCACCACCTGAAATTGAATTACCTGAAAATGTAGATAAGCTAGTAAAGTTTATGCAGGAAACGGGTGGTACTGTAGAAGATTATGTAAACCTCAACAGAGATATTTCCGCTTATGAAGATGGGGATGTATTGAGAGAATATTATAAACAAGCAAAACCTTGGGATAGTCAAGACATTAATGAATACATGGAAGACCAGTTCACTTATGACGACGACGATGACCCAAGAGAAATTCGCTCTAAGAAAAGAGCGTTCAAAGAAGAGTTGTTTAATGCTAGGAAGTATTTAGAAGGAAACAAAGAGAAATATTATGCAGATCTCAAGTTGAGTCAGCAAAGAGATATTCCTCAGGAGTACCAAGAAGCTTTACAGTATTATGACACATATAAACAGAACACTGAATCAAGTGCACAATTAACACAAACTTTTTTACAAAAAACTGATCAAGTTTTTAGTGAATCTTTTAAAGGTTTTGATTTTCAAGTTGGAGACAATAAATACCGATATAAGGTTTCAAACGTAGCTGATACAAGAGATCAGCAATCAGACATTAATAATTTTGTATCAAAGTTCCTTGGAGACGACGGGTCTATTAGTGATGCTAAAGGATACCATAAAGCACTGTTTACTGCACGAAACGCAGATAAACTAGCTGAACATTTTTATGAGCAAGGCCGTGCCGATGCTCTGCGCAATTCCGCTAAGGAAGCTAAAAATATTAATATGGATCCTAGAAAAGAAGGCATTATTAAAACCAATAGTGGACAAAAATTTAAAGTTGTATCAGGCGATTCTAGTTCTAAACTAAGAATGAAACTTAAACAATAAAAAATTAAAAAATGGCTTTAACAAGTGGAATTAACAATTTAGTACCTTCTCCAACGAAAGGTTCTTTATTCCAAAACAACTACATTACAGACTTTAACTTTACAAAGCAATTCTTGCCTGACGTATACGAAAAAGAAGCAGAGATCTACGGAAATCGTTCTATCTCTTCTTTCTTACGTATGGTTTCAGCTGAGATGCCTTCTACGTCTGATGAAATTCGTTGGGTAGAGCAAGGAAGATTGCACGTAGCATACAACTCTGTAGCATTAACCGCTGCAACAGGTGTGTTTGTGGTAACAATCCCTGCTAACCCTGATGGAACTGCATTTCCTGCTTCAGGAGCTGCTGCTATCCGTGTAGGGCAAACTATTATGGTACAAGGTAAAACATCTGGTGGTGTTGTTACTGGACCAGTACTTAAAGGAGTAGTAACTGTTGCTGGAAGCGCTGAATCAGGCTCGACTAGTAATTTTACTGCACATTGTTACTCAGCTGCAACATGGGCTGCAACAGGATTTTCTGTTGCAAACGGCGTTAACGTATTAGTTTACGGTTCTGAATTTGCAAAAGGAACAGCTGGTATGGACGGTGCAATCGAATCTGATTACAGTTCATATACTAACAAACCAATCATCTTAAAAGACAACTACCAAGTAAGTGGTTCTGACACAGCTCAGATCGGTTGGATTGAAGTTGCTTCTGAGAATGGTGCAAGTGGATACCTATGGTACTTAAAATCTGAGCACGAAACTCGTCAACGATTTGAAGATTACCTAGAGATGTCTATGGTTGAATCAGTTAAGAAAGGTGCATCAGTTCATGCAAACTTCCCTGGAAACGTTACTGGATCTGAAGGTTTCTTCGCGGCTCTTGAGTCTAGAGGGAATGTTTATACTGATCTTGCTGCTGATTCTGATACTATCGCTAGTTTCGATACTATCCTTAAGCAATTAGATAAAAACGGTGCTATAGAAGAAAATATGCTATACACAAACCGTGCTTTATCTCTAGCAATTGATGATGGTTTAGCTGCTAAAAATTCTTACGGTTCTGGTGGTACTTCTTACGGAGTATTCAACAACTCTGAGGATATGGCTTTAAACTTAGGATTTAGTGGATTCCGTCGTGGATCTTACGATTTCTATAAGACTGACTGGAAATACTTAAATGACTTCGGAACACGTGGTCAATTTGGAGATATTGAAGGAGCTCTTATCCCTGCAGGAACATCTACTGTGTATGACCAAGACCTTGGTAAAAACATCAAGCGTCCATTCCTACACATCCGTTATAGATCTTCTGAAACAGATGACAGAAAAATGAAAACTTGGATTACAGGATCTGTTGGTGGTGCTTACACTTCTGACATTGACGAAATGAGAGTTAACTTCTTATCTGAAAGATGTTTAATTACGCAAGGAGCTAATAACTTCTTCTTATTGAAAGACTAATTATTAATATAGCCCTCACTTCGGTGGGGGTTATTTTATTTTATTAAATTATATTATGAAAAATTGGGAATTAAAAGATAGGTCTTATGTCCTATCTGGTGGAATGAGTCCACTAACATACAAAATACGGAGTGTTGGAATGCTTTGGTTTGATGAAGATAAAAAAATCAACCGAGAATTGCGTTACGCACCTAATCAAAAATCACTATTTGTAGACGAACAAGATGATCGAGTTCAGATAGAACATGTTATCTTTGAGAACGGAGCACTTTATGTACCACGTACTAATGTGGTATTACAACAGTTGTTATCTAATTATCATCCTGAAGCTGGAAAAGTTTGGGAAGAAATTGATGAGCTACAAGAAGCTGTTGATGATATAGATCAAATTGAATTAGAATTAGAAGCACTAAAACTAGTTCAAGAATTAGAAATTGAACACTTAGAAGCTATCCTTAGAACTGAATTAGGTTCTGAAGTAACTACTATGTCTTCAAAAGAAATTAAACGTGATTGTTATTTATTTGCAAAAAACAATCCAAACTTATTCACAGAAATTGCTAATGACGAAGATATAAAACTTCGTAACTTAGCAAACAGAAGTGTTGAGAATGGTGTAGTTAATTTAACAGATAACAACACAACATTTAAATGGTCTAAAACAGGTAAAAAGATTTTAACTGTACCATTTGATGAACACCCATATACAGCGTTTGCTAGATTCTTAAAAACAGATGATGGTATAAACGTTATGAAAGCTATCGAAAAGAAGCTTGCATAAAACAATAGGTTGTGGTTATTCGTTTAACCATAACCAACTAATTAATAAAACAAACTAATGGTAAGTATAGACAATGTTTACAAAACAGTATTAAACATACTGAACAAAGAAAATAGAGGTTATATAGTGCCAAGAGAATTTAATACTCTTGCTAACCAAGCTCAAAATGAAATTTTTGAAGGTTACTTTTCTTTAAGAAACTATGCGGCTTCTAACGATTCAGACTATTCTGATATAAAGAAAAACGTTGAAGAAAAAATAGCTTTATTTGAAAACGAAGAAACTATACCAGTGGGTGCTTTTGGAAACCCTGCGGGTAACACAACCGCTAGTTATTTCCCATACCCATCTAATTTTTATAGACTTGGATCCGCTGTTGCTGATTTATCACCTGATAAATATCACATAACAGAAGTTTCTAATAAGGATGTAACCTATATAAATAGATCACCTTTAATGAAGCCAACTACTAAAAATCCGGTATACACAAGACATGAGGGAGGTTTAGTAGTGCATCCAAGTACAGGTATAGATAACATTATTATTAGCTATGTTAGAAAACCAAACGAACCCCAGTGGATAGGTGGTACGCAAGCCGGACAAGTTGTAGCTAATACAGGTGCAGCTGGTTATCAAAACTTTGAGTTACACCCTTCTGAAGAGCATGAACTCGTAGTTAAGGTATTAGCATATGCTGGTGTAATTATAAGATCATCTGAAATAGTACAAGCTGCAGCGGCTAAAGATCAACAAATAACTCAATCTGAAAGATAATGGCAGAATCTAGAAATATATATACCGATCAAAATTATTACGCAAAATTTGAAGGCGGAACAGCTCCTACAGATTTTAAAGGGCTAGGGTATTATAGCAGAACAAGTTTAGAAGATGTTATAAATAACTTTATAATAGCGTATGTAGGTGATGATAAGGTATTAACAAAAATACCTGAATACGAAGTTGCATTTTGGGGACAAAGAGCTATGCAGGAATTTAGTTATGATATACTACATTCAGAAAAAAGCTTGGAAGTTGAATTAGGAGCCGCTCTACAAGTTCCTTTACCCCAAGACTACGTAAACTATGTTAAAGTGTCTGTGGTTGGCTCAGATGGCGTTAAAAGGCCTTTACAGCCTACTACAACTACAAATAATCCCAAGGCATTTATACAGGCGGGAGATGGAGACTATTTATACGATAGCAACGGGAAACCTCAAGAAGCTTCTGAATCTATAACAGCTACTAGGTTTCAAGATCCAACAAACCCTTCAAATACATCTACAGTTGCACAGGATTACTATTATACCAATTATAACGACGATAATTTTTCGTATTTTAATAAACGTTTCGGTAGCAATCCTGAAAACATGACAGGTAAAGGATCATTCTTTATAGATAATGCAAATGGTGTTATATATTTTGATGGTACATTAGGTGGCGGAACAAACGATAGTATAATAGTTTTAGATTATATATCGGATGGAATTGCGGACAACAGTGATTTAAGTAAGGTTTACATACCTAAATTAGCAGAAGACGCAATGTATTCATTTATGCTTTATAACTTAGCTAAGCTACGTCCAGCAACAGCTCAGCTTTCTATGATGTATAAAAAAGAAGCTAGTGCTAAAATGCGAAATACAAAAATAAGATTGTCTAATTATAAGTCTGAAGAAATGGTTCAGGTATTAAGAGGAAAATCTAAATGGATTAAACACTAAAAAAATATACTTTTTATGAGTTTTATGCAATATATATTATATAAAAATAATATATATTCAGTAATACATCATTTTAATCACAAATAACTCAAATGGCAGAAAGTAAAAGAACATTTCAGTCGGCTCAAATGAATAAAGATGTCGATGACAGGCTATTGCCTCCAGGAACATACAGAGACGCTCTCAATATAAGTGTAGACACTTCGGAAGATGCTAATGTTGGTGTTATTGAAAACTTAAAAGGTAACAATTTAGTTGGTAACCAAAACATCCAGGGTCTTTCAGCAGCAACCAACCCTAACGCAAAAGTTATAGGTAGTTGTGCAGATCCGGAGTCTAATAAAATATATTTTTTTGTTACTGGGGATACTAGTGATGGTATTTTTGAATATGATGCCACCACCGAATCTATACATACCATAATAATAGAAACAAGTGAAAAAGAACCTGATGAAGAGGAATTATTTTTTACTTTTACAAAAGCAATTGTAACTGGAGGAATCTCAGCAGCAGGTATAATAACTGTTTCTAGCGTATATGGCTCAGCATCATCTGTTACACCTAATTTTACAGCTTCAAGCACTCAGCAAAGCAGACCTGTTGATATAAAGGTTTTAGTGCCTGATGGTTATTCTAATTCTGGTGAGTATGTTTATGGACAGGCTACATATGTGCAAGGAGCAAAAGGAGCACCTGTAGTAGTTAGTTTACAGCCTACAGACATGTATTCCAACTCTATAACCATGAGCGCTAAGTTCACAGAAGATAGTGCGGCGGTAACTGCGGTAGGATTTTATTATATGGAAAACCAAGGTGGCACAACTACACTGAATTATTATGCAAATGAAATATCTTTAGACCGCATATTTTCAAATAGTGTTGCGTTGACTAATGGCTTTCCGAATTTTAGTGACCCATTTGATGGTGTCCCTTTGTCGGATATATTAGTAACCGATAGCACTGGTGCTACGGTGCCTCAATCAAACTACACGTATAATGATATATTAGGGCCTAGACCTAGTGAATTAATATTTTCAACTATACCTACATTTCCTATAAAAGTTACACAAATCTCTAGTGCAACAACAATAACACAAGCAAGAACAGCAACAGAAATACAAACAGCAGGTACACAGGTTACACTACCTACAGTGCGAACTCCGTTTAGTAAAAATATAACACAGTTAAACCCAGAAACAAAGTATGCTTATGTACCATTTGCTACAAATTCAATAGGTACATCCATTGGTGAAGTAATTAATTTTGAAACACCGGCTACGGTAGTAACCGTTCCTTCGTTTTCAAATACAGCCGCATCACCGGGTAGCTTAAGTGCTGTTTTCAAAGCGACAGGTAACAGTGATGGGGGAGATCCTAATACAGCTTTTTATGTAGTTCATTCAACAACAACACTTTATACCGTTGCTCAATATACAGCCGCAGCTAACACTATAAGAGATGGTGGAACATCAGCTGGGTTTAGTGTAGCTAACTTTACAGGGTTCACATCAAATGTTGAAACTACAGGTACAGTAACAACCACGGCTAACACATTAATAAACGGTTTAATATTTGCCGAAAATTCAGCAGGCAGAACATATGACACCGCCGTGAGGTCAGCTACTTCGCAAGTTGCAGCTGTCTTGGTAGAATATGCTTTAACTGCTTCTAACTTTACTAACTTCCCTACTGGGAAAGCTACGGTTTCTGGAACTAAAATAAGATGGTACACTCAAAGTGGAACATTAGTCCCTGGCTCTGTGCAATTAGTAGGCAGCTTAAACTTTGAAGACCCTGGAACTTTTTATCCAACTAATGCTAATGGAAATATTGCGCTTAGTATGGGTGGTAACGTTGTAAAGCAAGCAACTTTTTCAAATTCTAGCTCGTTAAGCATAGCTACAACAATAGCTGATTCACTTGCAAGTGCAAATCCCACCATAACAATAGCTAATATAATAACAAAAGGTGTTCCAATACCCTTTATAACAGCCTCAACAGGAGTGTCTGTATTTCCAAACTCCCCGGTGCAAAACTCAGGAGGGTTTGCGGAAGATAATATTGAATTAGGTATAGAATCAAATGGGGTAGCTAACTTTAATTGGGGTTTTAGTAACTCTAGTAATATAAGCTCGCTTTCAACTCCATTTATACTAACTAATACAGGAGGAGTTTATGGGACCTGGGGGCTTACTCAAAACGGTAACACAGGGGGCATTACGTTTACAGATAACGGTAATACCGCTGTAGGTGTTTACAATACAGGAACTTTACCTTTCTTTCAAATGAGAGCTAATAAGTTAGTAAGTGATGCAATTAACCCATCTAACACAACATTCCCTG